ATACTGAACATTCCAGCAGAAAGTCCACCACCACCTTCAAATTTAAAAATCTTTGATACACCCATAACTGAGGGTGGAACTTTTATATAATTACCAGTCTCATACCAATTAAATGTCACATTCCCTTGACCAGGAATATTATCATTTACGGAAGTAGTAGCAATACCAACTTTACCTCCCTCATGTGGATTCGCAACAGTACCCCTATCAATATCCTCTTGAGTAATTTGATACTTTAAGAATGCTTGAGTTGTACCATCAAAATGACGTTCATGGAATAATTGAATAGCATCATCTACCAGATCATCAATCTGTTCATCAGCTACATTGATCTCCAATACAGGAGCACCTAGTTGCCTCTTGCAATAATCTATTAAAGTTTGGCGACTGGTTGGTTTTGCCATTTTACCTATCTAATAATTTGCTTATCATATCTTTAATTTCACCTATATCAGATTTGAGATCTTGAACCTTAGATTCAAGTTCATCAACTCTCCGAACATCTTTTTGCTTTAAACGCCGTAGGGCAAGATATTTATCATGCCCTTTTCTATCAACGTTAATTATGGCGTTGGACTCAGTATCTCGTAAAAGATAACTATGTCCTTCAACTTTTAGAAAACGTTGTTCCATATTATGCTAGTGCAATTGCCCTCAAATCCCTTATTCTAGGTGGATATGCCTGATTTGTAGATGTTCCTACAATCTTGACACTAAAGTACCTGAATTCAGGAAGGTTATCTATAGTGAACTCATAATCACTGAATGGAATGTTATCACTTCCATGTGCTAACACGTCGGTCTTAGGGATCTTCTTATCAGGAAGTCCACTGTTCTTAGCAATATCTAGGATATTACCATTAACATCAAAGTTACCGTATCCAGGGAATGGATAATAAATTGGTTCAGATTCAAGACTATCAGAGATTGCGTAGAATGCTCTAATGTCACTAAATGTATTCAAGTATGCTGCCAATAGAACCTTAATAGATGTAGCAGAATTTTCTAATGCAATTGGTTTATTTGCATAGATAAACGCTGTTGGATCATCTACTAGAGTTGACGCTCTAGAATCTCCAGCATAATCTGTAATTGGTTGGTTAACTCTATTACTAATGAGTACCATACCAACTCTATCTAAGTCAATAACTGGTGAGATATCACTATCTGCAGTTGATAACGTAAATGTTACCTCCAGTGACTTATTGCCAGGACGAGAATCTAATTGGGCAAGTTCATTAACCTTAGATGCAATCATTCTTGGTGCTTCAAGGAATGTATCATCTTCCATATTAATTGGGACTGTTTCAGTCTCAACGAATGAGGATTCTGATCCATCAATACTTGTTGCAGTAGTACCTTTAAGTTCACCTTTGATAGAGGTATTTGGTAATACCATTGTCTGAACAATAGGTTTAATTGCTTCAAATTGTATATTTTGTGTTGCATGTATTGCATCACCACCAGCAGATTTAGACTCATTAATGAATAATTTACCAAATCCAACACCAGTACTTCTATCAGTACCAGATGCAGAAGACATATCAAGTTTCAAATAATAAGAATCAAGAGTTATGGGTCTTACAGGTGTTGCATCTTGTAATGTATGAGTTTTGTTAATACGTCTCAAGGAGACTCCATTAACTTCATACTTCTCAACTGGTGTCTTATTTGGATATGTAAACGGAATTGTTTGATCGATAGATCTTGTAATTCCAGTCAATGATCCAGCAGCAATTCCAGTATAAGAAATAATCTCATCATTAACCTTGATGTAACCAGGGTTAGTAGCAGCAACGCCAATATTTTCAAAGGATTCAAATCCTTCAGTATTAGCAATACCAATAGCAGCAGAACTGGCATTAGTATACTCTGCAGATAAGGTAGTTGCCTTGATGTCTGATATGACATCACTGATGATTACCTTATTAATCCTTTCATGCATACCGTGGTTCTTATGATTCACTTTAATATGCATTCCATCTTCTTCTAGTGAATTTAGAGCAAAATCGCTAATTACAACATCAGAACCAAATCCAACGGATACCATAGTAGTAATTCCACTAGAAGGACTGATAAATTGTAATGGTTTTGCACTACTAATCTCAAAATCACCTTGGACGTTATCTAAAACCAAATCATTGATTCCAGTAACTGCACCTAATGATAGTTGCATATTTCTACCCAACTGATCATTACCAATTGTAGGTATGGTTAAAACGTCACCAACTTGATATCCAGAACCACCAGCGTTAATGGTTGCAGCAATTGCAACACCATTTGTACCACTAACAGCACCGATAGTAATATCAGCAGTTGCGTTCTTACCAATTCCACTAAATGATGCCAAAGCAACGTTAGAGAATGTAAACTGGTTACCATCAGATGGTGTGTAACCAATACCAGCATTAACTATGCTTAGATCACCTGTTGCAGAACCGCCAGCACCAACATAATCTGCTCGTGCATTACCGTTCTTTTGGATAACTGTATTACCTAGAACCAATCCAGATGTATTGATAATATCATTAGTAGATACGATCAATTTCTTAGAATTGAATTCTAAAGAATCTTTAACCAATTTAGCAATTTGGTTATTACCTTTTGCTAATTCTGGGTTGAAGAATGATACAGTTCCAGTTTCCTCTTTAAATTTAGCACCATAGAGTGTAAATTTAAGATCTTCATACTGACTTGGGTTCCATGTAGAACCATTTTGTGATTTGAATAGAGAACCAAGCATTGGTTGTGCAGACACAATCACTTGTCTTGATTCTGGTTGCATTAGAGTACTAATGTCAATCTCACCCATTCTTGAAATCCAACATGTATACTCATTGGACTGAGACAGTAGAACTACTGAATGATCAGTGCCAGATTGTAAGTACACTGGTGATGGGAATGTTATGGTAGTTGGTGTTCCACCATCTACAGATTCAATAATATCTTTAGGTTCAACGATTACCTCACCAAATGGGTATACCTCTTCTGAAGGAACACCAGCAATCATAGGTCTCAACTGTACCGTTACTGGTAGCAGTGGATCTTTTGTTCTAAAGAATACTTCAATAGATGTTACGAACATACCACCGCCATTCTGTACTGAGAATGACTGAGCCAAAGGATCTTTACCACCCCTTGCAGGACGTGGTGGATTCCGAGGAGGATCTGGTGGCCTTGGGGGAGGCACAGGTGGAGTAATTATTAATGGTGGCGCAGGTCTTGGAGGATTAGGCGCAACCGTAATGATTATAGGATCAGGTGGTCTAGGAATACTAGGAGCTGGCCTTGGGGGAGGACTTGGGGGTGGGGGAGGAGGTGGAGGAGGAGGGGGTAATGGGACTACATTTGTTTGACTACTTGTTGTTACTTGTTGAGTTGATGTAACGTCTGTTGCAGGTCTCGCTTCTGATGCTGCTTGAACATCAAATCTTGGTCTTCTAGTAGATCTGATAGTCTCTTGCATATTATTCAGTGTACCTTGAGCAAAGTATTGCTCTTCACCAAAGGTTCCTGTCATACCACCAATATTACTATTGGTTGAACTACTTGTTAATCTGAATAACTTAGTTCCTACTTCAAATGATGGATTAGAAGGAACATTTGGATTAGGAATATAGAATGATCCTAATACTGTTCCTACATGATCAGAGAATAATCTTATATCAGTAATCTCTGCTTCACCATTAGAACCACGTAATCTCATTCCTGTTCTTACAAAACCACTATAAAGACCCTGAGTATTATCTGCTAAAGATACAGTGTCTATATTAAGAAGAATTGAAGAACTAGAATATGTGGCAGGAATAGTGTATTGCTCATTATATGGACTTGTCGTAAATACGTCTGTTGGTGCTGCAATTGGTCCTAACTTATGATTAGATGTTGAAACACGGAATGTTATTGCAGGAGTAGACTGACTTACACCAGTCACAGTTCCTGTTGCCATTGTTCCAGTAACTAATTCACCAACTTGGAATGTACCACTTATCATCCTAATTTCTAAAAGTTTAGGAATGACAAATGAATTTACATCTTGTCCATCAAAGAATCCATAAAGTCTTGTTAGTGGTTTGAACTTACGTCCAGTAAACTCAATATTCCTAGACCTCATAAATGCAATGACAGAGGTACTTACTACTCTATCGCCTTCATTTATCGTATCTGTTACTTCACTAATTCTAAGTCTTTCACCAGACCTATTAGAAGTACCTGTTCTAGTAGTAGTTGTAGTAGTTGTAGTTTCAAAATTATTTGTAGTTACAATCGCACTTCCGTTATTACTAGAAGAAGAACCTGTTTGTACTGTATTACTTGAAGTAGTAGCACTAGATCCTGTCCATGTAGTATTCCAAGCACCCCATCTAACAGGTCCTAAACCTGTTTGTGGGTCATAACCATCAAATTCTAATTGTCTACGTGTCTGAGTGTAATTATCAACTTGAATCTGTTGTGGTGCTAATCTAACTTGGTCAACCCAAATATCAGATGATGGGAACAGTACAATATTACCTGTGTAAGTTGTTACTAGGTATGGTGTAACATTCTCAACTCTAGTTGCATAAACTTGCTTGATCGCTGGTTGAGGATCATAGTCTAGTGTCAATAACTGACCTGTCCTTTTAATACCAGATCCAACCAAATCAGTAACAAATCTTGGGTCTGCAGTTGCACTCGCTGTGGTTCCAATTCCTATTAAAGACTTAGATCCAATCAACATATCAACTTCAGTTGTATAGTGTGTTGGTCTTAGTTCTAGGTTTGTTGGGTCAACACTATTAGTTACCTTACCAGGTTTTAACTGTGTTGATGTTCCTGTAAAATTATCAACGTAAATACCAGATTTAAATCTTGTTAAACCAGCATTATCAGGAATAAACAGACTTTCTGTATTAGATTCTAGAAGAGAGAGTGCAGTATAGTACTCTAAGTTCTGGATTCTATCTTCCAATAATGCAATATCTTGCATCCTATATCTCTTGTGAGATTTAAGACGGACTTCTACATTCTCAGCATTACAGATATATGGTGGGAGGGTAATATTTGCAACTTCTAAAGCATCCTCAATAGGTATTGGAGGTAATGGATCATCAGCAGGAATACCCTGAACTAATTGGAAATCTCCACCTTTAGTTAAATATAATCTATCAATTCTTCCTTGATAATAGGAATACTGAATTCTTATAGACTCATCTGATGCTAAAACATTTTTAGCAGAGTTAGTAGCATTAGAGAATACTCTTGCATTAAACTCAAACGGAGATAATCCTGTTGAATTTAAATCAAAATTAGTTACTCTAGGTCTAATATCAATAACATCAGTTAGTTTTGTTCCTTGTCTAATGCTAGGTAATACACAGTAGTCAATCTGATCATAAGAAGAAACTGTAGTAATATCACCATCATCTGTAGAGGCAAACTCTGCAGATTCAAAAATAACTCTTAGTTTTTTACGAGGATCTTTACTGTTTGGTTTTCTTACCAATCTAGAATAATCACAAATAGTATCTCTTTGTCCACCATCTAAGACAAATCTTTCTTTAATATCAGTATCACCTGGATCAAAATCGTTAATAGTTCCTGAAATTCCACTTTCATTAAATTCAATCTGCTCATTCAATTCTAATCTTAAATCACTAAGATATACAAATGCTGCAGTCGTACTATTAATTCGTTCAATGTATATACCTATAGCACCAGTTGTTTTACCAACAAATTCTTCACCCGCAACTAGATCATCAACACGTCCAGTAGGACCATTCATATTGAATAAAGTAACTGTTGGTAGTAATGGATCAGCAATAGCACCAGATTCAAATACACCATAAACCTTGGTTACATCAGGTTCACCAAGACAAATTTCTTTATCCTGAACTCTTAATCCATAACCATAAGAACCATAACTTAAACCATCATTTAAGGATGTTGTACCAACACCAGAAGTTACTAATTTTGATTTATTAACAACAATAGAATTAGTTCTAACCTTATTCTTAATTTTGTTTTTAATATTAATTTTTTGTAGTGTAGCAATTAATCTTGCAGATCCAGCAGTAGCAGATAATCCAAATACTCTTAATTCTCTACCACCATTAGTAAATCGAAGTTTATCTGCAGTTAATTCTTCAGTAACACCAGCATCATTAACTAAAACATATCTTTCTTCATCATAAGGTAAGAATGTCTCATTTTGTGCTGCTTGAACTGTATTAGTAGCATTAGCAGTAATTGTTACCTCATATTCTTTTCTAATTGTAATAGAAGACTCTGTTACATCAACATCTGAGATCCACTTCTTAGGGAGAGGTGTATATAAGGTGTTGTCTGTAGAAGACTGAAATTTAGATCCAAGTAATTTAAAATCACTTACATTTGTTTGTGCTGTAGGTAATCCACCATCACAAATACCTGCTACAGTATTGATACCAGCAATTCTAATTGAATCACCGTCAACAATAGAATCAACAAGAGCAAAAGATCTAACTGGGGATGCACCAGTATTAACTGCTGGGTTTGTATAAGATACGAGATCACCAACTTTTATTTTCTGGAAGAATGAAATACCTGTACTTGTAACGGTTGATAAACCAGGTGCTGTACCAATTTTAGGAGCAATTTGACATGATCCAAAATTAAGTTTTTCCTTATGTTTAACATCAGCATTAAATGTACCAACACCAACAGAACTATTAATAGATTTTACATCAGATACTGAATACGCAGTTACTGCGATAGCAATTCTATTATCATCATTACCATTAAAGATTAATTTCTCACCTGGTGTAAAGGAACCAACTGAGTTATATGCAGTAACAATACCAGTACTAGTTGCATATCTTAAATGAGCAGTAGCACCACTTGCCTTACCTTTAATATAAGTTGGCAATGTTAAACTTGCTGCTTGGTTTAATGTAATCTCAGTATATGGTTGAATATCATAAAGTGTAATATCCCACTCATTAGTTTGAGGTAATGCTGCAGAATATGATCCAGACTCTAGAGCATGATCATAAACTCTTGCAAGTCCAATCTCTTTACCACCTGCTACATGTCCACTAACACCAATTCTTTCATCTCTAAGACTAATATAAGATGTTGTAGTAAATCCAATCTTTGGAGCACCATATGCCCTATTAACAGTTAAAGTTGGACCAGTGTAATAGTTTACTGCTTGATCTTTTAAAGTTTTCTTGGTTCTTGTCTTTTGAAAATCAAGGTATACAACATTTCTTACAGGAACTTCAAATCCCTTGATAAATGCTTTACCTGGAGAGATCTTATAAGTACCCAAGGCATAACTTGGTTTATTATTACTATATGTTAGTTGATTTGAATTGAATATACCATTATTACCTTGCTTATCATTTAATGATTCTTTTGCTGAAATTTGAAATGGTTTAACATAAAAATCACCAGCATGACTATATGTTCTTCTTGCTAACTCGTCACCAAGTTCATTATACTTAATTTTATCATCAATATGAGATATAGATCCACCACGAACAATCAATAACTCAACAAAATTCTCATTTTTTTCAGAGTCTAGTGATTTTTGAACTAATTTTGCAGTTACCTTTAGTCTATCAGCACCAGGAGCAGCAAAGTTATTAAATCCTTTAGCATTATCAGTAAGAGTAGTATCTTCACTTGAAGTAATAACAGTCTCTTCAATCTCTAGTCCAACTCTTGCTGTTGGAGTATCACTACGTGCATCTAAGATTAATGTTTGAGCTTCAACTCTTATAAATTGACCTCTTATAAAATATACACCATCAGATAGGAATACTGCAGATCCAACTGATGACGCATCTGAAGGAGCAGTTTTAGCACATCCTTGTCCTGCTTGTAATGTTATATTAGTATCTTCTGCTACTACGTTTTCATCAAGTAGTAGTGATTCATCATCATCAAATTGCTCTTTATCATTAACACCCTGACCAAGATAGGACACTATCATTGTAAAGAATCCTCTGTCGGATGCTCCATCCATAGTGCTAATAATCTTAGCCTTTACACCAGAATTTGATCCTCTTACTATTTGGTTAGTTAAAAATCCCCAATATTTTGTAAGATCTATACCAAGAAATGTTTTTTCAACTTCAACAGTAAAAAGTGTATTATTATAATTAATCTGTCCAGGAATTACACAAGAACCTTCCTTAAACAAGTGAGTTCCAACTTGTTCTATTTGATTCTGAAGAATAGACTGTAAAGTTGTTAACTCTCTTGCCTGAATTGGTAATCCTGGCTTGAATAGTACTTTATGAAAGTCTTTCGTAGCATCAAAATCGTCAAAATAAGGCGATACATTGAGATTAATTTCTTGTGCCATAATTGTCGTGTATTACCTTAGAATTGCAAAATAACCTTAATATCTTCTCGCTGGTTAGCAGATCTTGTGATTGAAGGTCTGTTATCAACGTAGAGCACCGTGCCAGTGTATTTTTCTACTTCAGGATTTGCAACACCCTTAATAAAGGTTTGTCCCAAATAATATGTTTTATTATTTATCACTGTACTTATACCTGGATTACTAGCAGATCCAAACCCTGAATCTATGTATAAGTCTTTTGTACCACCTACAATTTTCAAATTACCACCAGTAGTAGGTGTACCATTAAATTTATTTAATTCAAAACCATAAGTTGGTGATGCCTGTTGAGTACCATCAGTATTAAATCCAACTAAAGATCTATCCTGCCAATATCTAAGAACACCAGTAGTTTTATCATAAGATACAACCCTTCCAACAGCAGTTTGTCCAGTTCCAACTTGTTGTGTTATAAAACTATTATTTGTAAATGTAGTTGTTTTGTAGTCATCATCATTAGGTGATAAACCCTTTAATACCAATCCTTGAAGAGCACTTGCTCTATCATCTGTAATTACAGAAGTAGATTCATATGATTTTGGATTCTCAACAATACCAATCCTAGCAACTTTTGTTCCTGTAACAAAGTCAGGGTTTGAATCATCATTCTCAATTCTTGAGAATATTAGAACGTTTGATGCACCCAATTCTTTATAAATGTCATATCCATGACCACCTTGAGGTGGCATTATAATATCAAATATAGGAGTTGTACTACCTGTTGGAACATTACCTCCAACTAAATCAACAGATCCATAAGTATATCCACTACCACCATTTGAGATTGTAATTGATTCTACTTTAGAATCATTGTTAATAGAAATTGTACACTCTGCACCTGTACCATCACCCCTAATAGGAACTCTGGTATATGTTGTATTAGGTGGACCTACTAAGAATCCTCTGTTGGTAATAGTGGCAACCTTAATTTGACCACTAGTTTTAGCATTATTCCTAATAGTTGTAAAATCATTATTTGTATCCCAATCTACAGGAAGAGGAACAAAGTTTAGAGAGTCAAATTTAATAATGTCACTAGGACTAATAGTATAAAGATACTTCCAAACATATCCATCACCAGAAGTACCAGCAACACGAGGTTCTAAATCAGTAAACTTTGGTTCATCCAAAGATGGTTTACCATTTGGGTTTTCTGGATCAATTCCATTATTTAAACAAACGTATACTCGAAATTCGCTGTTTACAATATAGAAGTTAGATGAATATAAACTAGTTTTATTTGATGAGTCTGATAGATTATTTCTATTAATATCATGCCTATACATATCGTAGATCGTTGCCGATGCCCACGAGAGTTTACGAACAACAGGTCTAATATCATCTGCTGATATCTTTTTCATTGCGATCATTGTATCCCAATAAAAATTTTCGTCATCAAAACAATCTCTGGGAGCAGGAGGACTTGTATCCCAGTCGGATTTATTTTCAGTGGCGTTTGGAAGACCAATGAAGGTATAAAAAGAATCTGTTGATGAACGAATTTTGTCTATAAAAGACCTTGCATTCTTGATTCTCAACTGATCAGTTATAATCGCAGCCATTTTCGAGTATAAGGTTTTGCTATGTTTTATTTATTATGTAATGTAACCGCTATATCTGAGAGGGTTAGTTCGTCGTATTACAGGATTGGTTACAATTCCTGCTTGACTTGTTCCATGACTAGCAGTAAATGCTTGTTTTTGGAGTCTAACTGTGAAGTTAACTTTGCCCCATGTATAGTCACCATATGAGGAAGTTGTTCCATAACCAACTACATTATCAAAACTAGAGATCTTAGCAACGACTGTCGTAACTGTTGTTGCAATACCTACAGAATTACCACTCACTTCTGAAGGAATAAATCTAGTATTATGAGAATAATGGACACACTCATATGTGGCATCCATACAGGTAGTTCCTATTCCAAGAACAGAATTATCTCCTCTTAAAGTAGTGACAGTGCCATTTACACCAGATCCTACAACGTTAAACAGATATCCAGTTTGAATACCACTTTGAACTAAAGAGAATCCAGTTTTTAATTTAGAATTTTGTGGAATATAAAAATCAAATGTTATACCAGTTGATGCAACACCAGCAATACTAGTTGTGCCAACACCAACAATTATTCCATAATCACCTTCATAAGTTGCTTTAGGACATTGCTCAATCACCCTTGAAGGTGGAGAGATCATAACTTCAGGTCCAATAATAGATCCAACCTTGAACTCCATATTTTGAGTCAATGCCCATCTTCTATTAGTTGTTCCTAATCCAACATTATCATAGGTCTCAACAAATAATTCATCATTAACTTGATAACCTGTTCCACCATCTACTACAGATACTGCACCAATCTGATAATTGGCAACATTAATTTCAATATTAGCAGTAGCACCCCTACCCATTCCAGTCTTAGTCTTTAATTTTGCCTGAACAAATGTATTGGTTCCATTATCTAAGAATGGGAATCCAAGACCCTGTTGGATTATTGATAGTGATGTTAAAGGACCATATACGTAACCAGTTCCACCACTTCCAACAACTATAGATGTAACTACACCACTTGTAACATTGGCAGTTGCAGTTGCAGTATCTACACTTAATACTGGATTAAATGGTGGTTGAACTGTAACAGTTGGTGAACCAGTGTAACCTATACCACCGTTAGTAATATTGATTGCAGAGATAGTACCACCAGTACCAATTGTAGTAGTTGCTCTACAAGTCTCTACTTCATCTTGATATAATAATTCAACTTTTTCACTATCTGAAACCAACATTGCTTCTTTAGGATCATCAAATAATGATCTTACAGAATATACAAATGCTGATGTTGAATTTACTCCAACATCTTCAAGAATATTTGAGAATGGATGTATATTTGGTTCATAATAAACTCTATCCTTAGGTATAAATTGATTATCAATAATCTTATCTACACTTTGTTTCGCCCAATTAATCGGTCTTGCAAGTAATTCATTTGAAGCAACACCTTGACCCGCATAGTTATTTGTAATAATAGTGTCTGCAGACTTAACATCCATAACAAGACGATCATCTTGGTTGAATGTAATATCAGTATCACTATAAAGTCGAACATCATCACCAACTTTAACAGTTGGAAGTACATCAACAGTCTTAACATCAATACTTTGAGTACCTGTGTACATCATTAATTTACAGGTATCTCCTGTAGTAGTAAATCCTGCAAGACCACCTTTAGGTGCTTCTGAGAATCTAAGAGTACTACCTCCAGTAAAGGTATAACCTTCACCAGGTGTTTGTAGAACATCATTAATAATTACAATTAAGTTTGCTTGTAATGTAATTCCTGCACTTGCTCTTGCAAAGAATGATACTCTGTCACCATTAATTGCTAGTGGGAATAGTCTTCTGTCACCATTGAAGAATGGAGTAATGTCGTCAAGAACTAAGAAGTCACCAACGTTCCAACCAGAGAACTTAGATGCATAAGTCTCATCAACAGTTAACTGGAATTCACTAAAAGATCCAACTCCAACGAATTGATGTGCATATCTCTTACCAATAGGAGCCATACCAACATTCATTCTGATTGTTGTTGGAGTTGTAGAAGCAATACCTACACCACCATAAATTGGATCAGTTCTTCTTGGATATGGATTCTTAGAACCATAGTTATCACTAGAACATGTGAATATTAAAGATTCATTTGCAAGTCTAATTCTATCTCCTGTCTTCAAACTATGCTGTCCTACAGTAAGAATCATTTCACCAGTAAATCCATCATAATCAGCATCCATAACCTTAAATCTCTTCTCAGCAGGTGCTTTACCAATATTCAAACTAATTGTATTAGTAGTTGTTGCTCCAACTGATACTGCACTGTTGTAATAAGGATCTGAAGTTGTAATACCAGATTTACCAACATCAATTGTAATTGTAGTTAAAGTAGTTGCTGCAATACCTATTGTTGCATTATGTGCAGGGTCAGTTGTACGTGGATAAGGATGCTCTGTACGATAATCATCCAAATCACAAGTAAATGTTATACCTCCTGTGATAATACCAACAGTATTAGAACCTGCAGTTAAATTGTGTTCTGGGAATGTTAAAACTAAATTACCAGTATTACCATCATAATAAGCAGCAGTTGGTGTTAATGCAGTTCCTACATTAGGTACAACAGATCCAGCAACAGATCTTACAAATCTTGTTTCATTTTTAGTAGAACGAGGATAACTATGTTCACTTGAGTAATCGTCCATCTCACATTTGAATGTAAGACCATTTTCACTTAAACGAATAGATTCACCTGCCTTTTGAAGACCGTTTGCAGATGCAGAGACAAATGTATGTGGATAGTTACCACCAGATCTTACTGCATTTGTTGCACTGCTAAGACCAGCAATAAATCTATGATCAGAATCAGTACCAATACCAACAAATAATGTAATTGAAGTGTCACCTACACCAGTAATAGGAGTACCAATTCCAGAAATAGGGTCAGTACCTGGACGAGGATATTGATGAGCAGTTGCGTAATTATCTTGAGAACACTGGAAGTTAATACTATTGTCTGCAATTAAAACAGGTTCTCCTATATTGAGATCATGTTCACCAATTGCAAGAGTCATATATCCAGTAGATGAATTGTATTCAGCACCTACAGGAGTGTAGTAAACAGTAACAGATGCACCAACCATAACATCAATGTTATCTGTAGTAACACCAACAACAGGCAACCACTTATTACTGCTAGGATCAGTTGCTCTTGGATATGACTTCGCAGCAGCATTAGGATCTAAAGTACAAGTAAAGTTTACCGAATTATCAACAAATCTAACTCTATCACCAACAGTAATCGCATTAAGTGTTGTAATTCCTGCAAGAGTCAACGACATACCACCAGTACCAGCATTATACAATGCATGAGTCACTGTATAGTCCTCAGAACCCTTTAATCCATGATCAGGGATCGTAAGTACCATTTCACCAGTTACTGGGTCATAGGTAGCATTATTAACAGAATACCCAACAGTAGTGGATGCTCCAACATTAATAGTAATCGTATTTGTATCTTTTGCGGTAATTGCAGTTACACCATAACCAAGAACAGGATCACCAGGTCTTGGATATGCATGATTAGTTGCATCACCATCCATTAAACACTTAAATGTAATTGCACCTGTTGAGAGTCCAACAGTTTGACTAGTTGTATATGGATGACCAGCAATGGTTAAAACCATATCACCAGTAGATGCATCATATGTCGCATCAGTTGGTGTAAAGTTTCCAACACCAGTTACTGATACTCCATTAGTTAAAGCACTTACAAAAGTATGAGCGTATGCACCACCACTAATAACAGCACTATTTGCTGCACCAACAAAGGTATGTGGATAGCGACCACCATAAACTACTGGTTTAACAGCATTTGATGTCTTAGTAGCAAATGTTGGGATTCCAACAGTACCACCAATTGCAACTGTTAAAATATCACTATTTTTGTAAGCATATCCATAGTTTATTATGTCATAGTTTGCTACACCAGATACATTGCTAACTTCAATATCAACTGTAGCACCTGTTCCTAAACCTGCATTTGAATCTGCAGAATATATTAGAGGAATATTCTCATAACCAAGTGGAGCATCAACACGTACTTTTACATCCTGAGTAACTTCTCCAGATCTCTTATAGAAGTGGGGATATGGTGAAGCACCAGTCTCACACTCAAATTCGTAATCACTAAGAATATTAGTTATTGAAGTTCCATCGAATGCAGGATCTTGTCCTGTAGGTGAATTATTAACTGCTCTAGGTGCAAGAATAATCTCTTCAATGTAACCACCAGACTTATAGTAAGTTGGTACATTAGCAACACCAACATTAATTTCAAATTCTGTATTAGAATTGATTCTTGTTACTTTTGTTCCACCATAAATTGGGTCACCTGCTCTTGGATAACGATGCTTAGTAGCATTACTATCTTGAGAACATGTGAATACTAAAGATCCAGTAGCAACTTTAACACTAGTTCCTTTGCTTAGATGATGTGTACCTATACCCAATACTAGATTACCAGTTGCAGGGTCATATGTTGCAGTAGATACACTATAAGGAATAATAGTTGATATACCAACATCGACAGTAATAGTATCAGAAGTTGTTGATGCTACACCAATAGTCTTTCTGTAAATTGGATCAGTTCTACGTGGATACAGATGTTCACTACCATGTTTGTCCATATCACAAGACAATTTGATAGATTCTGTTGCAATTCCAATTGCACTGTTTGCTATCTTAAGTCCGTTAGCAGTTGCAGCATGCCATGTATGAATACTAGTATTAGTTGAAGGAATAGATTCTAAAACATTAACTTCAAAAGTTGTTGCTCCAGTTACTGCTACTGATAACCAGTTAGTTCCTGCAGGGTCTGCCGCTCTTGGATACTTATGTTCTGAACCATAACTATCCAATGAACACTTAAAGGTTAATGAATCATCATCAAATTTAACCAAGTCACCTGTAGTCATATTATGACCACCAGCAACGGTAATTGTCATAATACCGACGTTACCATCATATTCTCCACCTGTTACAGTCGTTGATGCTGCTCCACTAAGATTATGATTAGGAATTGTTAATGTAAGAAGACCATTAGTAGCAGCATATCCAACATTAGTTGGAGTATACTTATCACTTGTTCCATCAACACTAATAGAATCTTTTTCAGCACTAACAAATAGATGATTATAAACACCACCAGTACGAAGAACAGATCTGCTTATTCCACCAGTAGTAGCAGATACAAATGTATGAACACCCACGTTTGTAGATGGAATAGTATCTAAAACTTGAACATCAAAAGTATCTGTAGTGATATTAGTTGCTGCAATCCACTTATTATTAATTGGATCAGTTGCTCTTGGATAAGCATGATTTGAACCATGACTATCTTGAGCACAAGTAAATGTTATTGCACTTTGAGCAATTCCAACATAATCTCCGTCTCTGAATGGATGATTAGCGATAGTAAGTGTCATTACACCTGTAGTGGGGTTGTATGCCACTCCAGTAGGTGTAAAAGTATCTGTACCATCAAATGTATGCGTAAACTGATGCTTAGGACCAGAAGGACCAACATCTAATGTAATTGTACCGTTATTATGTGTAAGACCGTTATTACTTGCTGATACAAATGTATGAGCAGTTGTATTGGTAGAAGGAAGTTTTTCTAATACCTGAACCTTGAATGTATTAACAGTTGTATTAGCAATTCCTACCCACTGACCATAAATTGGATCATTTTTTCTTGGATATGCATGAGTTGTAAGATTATTATCATAATCACATGTAAAGACTACAGATTTCTCTGCAAGTTTAATCTTATCTCCATTATGGAACCCATGACCATTAACAGTTAAGGTCATAATACCCGTTGTTGGGTTATATGAAGCATTACTTACTGTATGATCGGTTCCATCTGCAATAATTGCAACAGAGGTATCTGTAATAGTATCCTTATTACGTGGATAAGTATGAACTTCAGTACTCATACCACAAGTCATTCCCAGACCAGTTAATGCAATATCACCACCAACTTTCATCTTATGACCTAGTAATACGCTACCACCACTTACATAAGTTGATGGAATTGTAGATATTCCTGCATTAAAGACTAATGTATTTGCATTTGGTGCAGATATTAGCTGGAAGGTATCACCAGTTGGAGAGTTCTGAGCATCTCCTGGGAATATATCAGTTGTAATACCAGTTTGAACTACACCACCAGAATTCCATGTATGTCTAATACTTGATATACCAACATTAGTAGTAAATGATGTTGCTGCTACACCAATTGTTTTGAATGAATATCCCTGAGATCCATCTGGGAAGACGGAAGTAGTAATACCAGCATTAACTGTACCACCAGACACATATGTGTGCGCTAGTGTTGAAATACCAGCATTAAACGTAAAGTTATTTGATGCTGGTTGTGAAAGTACTGTGAAGGTATATCCTTGAGTTCCATCTGGATATACTGAGTTACCAAACGCACAGTTAAGACCAATATTGTCTAATCTAACTTCACTACCAACTCCAATAACACCTGCAATAGATGTTGCAGTAGTTACAGTACATAAACCAGTTAAATTGTCATAAGTAAAGTTATTAATACCAAATTGTTGACCATATCCTTCAGCACCACCAAGTGGACATGTAAATTTTAACTGCCTTAGTTTAACATCATCAGTAGCAGTCAAACCATGATTACCAATAGTAAAGATTGTAGCAATACCTGTTGTTTGATCATATTGAGCACTATGTACTGCAAATGTTTGACCATAACCAACACAGGTCATTGCAATACCTGCTAAAGCAAATGTTCTACCAATAGCAGTCTGCTTCACAATTCCATGTGGAGTTGCAGTAGTAATAGTTCCAATACCAGTAGTATTTGTATACAGGAAGTTGCTAACACTAACAGATGTGATTCCTGTCGTAACTGTCATAATACCAGTGGTATTATTGTAGATTGCGTTAGAAATATTAATTGGTGGATAATAATCACAAGTAAATGCTGCACCAACAATAGTAACTCTTTCACCAAGACTTAAACCATGCTTTTGAGTTGTTGTTACAGTTGTAACACCAGTAACAGAACTATAACCAACATTAATAATATTTCTTGGTTTATAGAATCTAGCAACTTTATCAATAACTATATCAGTAACATGTCCACCTGTTATAGTTGCATTACCAACATAAGTGTAACTTGCTATTCCTACACTTCTAGTTTGAATGGCAACACCAACTGTTTGTAATCCAGATCTATATCCAGATCCAGTAAGACCTATAGCAACTGCAGTAATAGTACCAGCACTTGATACAACAGCAGTACCACCTGCAGCAACTAATGGTTGGAATCCATATCCGTCTGTTGATCCAACACTAACGATAATTCCACCTCTTGGAACATCATTAACATTAATATCTTTATTAGAATCATAGTCAGATATCGTACCATTGAACCCTAGAAGCGTCTGTGTGTTGCTATTATGTTGTTCAATCTTATAATCCCCTTGTA